AAATCAGCATCGGATGTTGAATACGATGTTGCCATGGCAGAGTTCCTGACAAACTACTGCGGCCTTTCAGATCAAGACGGATACCTACAATACCGCCCAGCGGCTGTGAAACGCAGTACGGCAGAGCGTTATCTGACCAGTTCCCGTATGCTGCACCCGTTCTTTTCTGGCCGGTTTCTGCTTGATATAGAGCCTTACGTGATATCTGAGTATGTCGAGTATCGCCGGGAAGCTGGTGACTGCACAGATGCAACTATTCTGCGTGACCTGACACCCCTGAGTAGGATGTTTGAATTCAGTCGTAACAAACATCGGGCCATCAAATACAACCCGATCAAGGCGTTTGATAAAAAGTATCTGAAGAATAGTGAGGACCGTATCAGGTTCCTGACTGAAGGTCAGATTGACACAGTCCTTCACAACGCCAAGCTGTCACTAAATGTGGACCTTCACGATCAGGTTCTGTTTTCTCTGGAAACTGGCCTACGTTGGAACGAGCAATTCTCTGCCAAATGGGAACACTTCAGGTTGTCTAATAAAGGTCCTGAATTGTTAATACCGAAAGAGAATAGCAAGACCAGCAAACACCGGGTGGTACCCCTTACATCCAAGGCGCATGATATTATTCTCAGAAGGCAAGCACAGCCAGCCCACTTTGAGGGCTATATCTTCTGGAGTAAACAGACTGGAGACAGGGTAAAAAGCACCCGGTCATCTTTTGAGACATGTCTAGACAGGAGTAAAGTGACGGACTTTGTCTGGCATGATCTTCGCCACACATTTGCTACACGCGCCCTGTCAAAGGGTATGCGTATCGAATACCTCTCCAAGATTTTGGGTCACTCTAAGATCAGCACAACGGAGAAGTATGCACACGTAATGCCATCCGATTTGCATGACGCAATGCAAGCGGTGTCACATTAGGTGTCACACACGTGGTAAACTATGGATAACTTATTGAATTTATTTAACACTGCACACTGTGCGAAAGGTTTTCAAGACCGGTGCATTCAACCGCTCTGCCACCTCTCCGGTGTAAAAAGCGTTTATAAATCAGTAGTTAGCCTACCCACGTATTTTCGTCAATACCTAAAGTGGACACTTTTTTTCACCAATTTCACCAATTTCACCACCAAAGGTGTCCCAAAAGGTGTCCCACAAAAAGGAGAAGGAAATGACTTATAATCAAGCAATGGACTGGGCTTTCGACTGGTGCGTCCACATACTGGAAGTGGCAGCCGGTGTCACAGGCATGACCTACAACGAGATCAACATCTGGATATTCGTCATCATTGAACCGGTGGTCTTTGTCTGGATGGCCTATTATATTCTAAGGCTTAGACACAGGCTCAAGACTTACGAGCAAGGCTCTCTAACGCAGCCTGATCTATCATGGATGCAATATCAGAGAAGGACTTAGCCCGTGGACGCTGTGGCTTTGGTTGAGGTAGTGTCATTGGTATGGGCATTTGTTGAGGTTCTGCCGTCTTTGTGGCAGGGATATTGATCTCAATAGGAACTGTATTAGAACCACCTTCAGGTAAAACAACGCCGCCAAGCATACGAGCGGCACCATAGAGGCGGTCAGTAAAGCCGCCTCTATAATCTTCCAGCGGGTTCAACCGGCTAAACACATCACCCATATTAGCTTGCCGCGCCATCGGATTACCGAACTCATCTTGCTGATTAAAGTTATAGTCATCCAAGATAGTAAAAGAACCGTCTGGATTTACCTTGATATCAAACTGACCTAACACTGTCTTCAGCGCACCAACGTCTGAGAACTTACTGCCTTTGCCTGTGACTACGTTTCCTTCTTTGAAATATCTGTTAAGGGCAGGGTAGTCCACGCCGTATGTGCCGGGTTTTTTACCAGCATAGTTTGCTTGAACAAAGTCTGACAGCACACGCATCATACCTTCGTTAAAATCATCCTCTGTATATTTATCTGAGCGCATAGCGTCAGGTAATGCTGCGCGTCCCAGTGATCGCAAGAACGTGGATGTTTGCTGGAAATTGGCCATTATCTGTTGTCTCCTGATCCTTGCAGAGCGGCTCTTGCACGTCTGGATTTCAGCTTGTCTATATTGACAGAGGCAACGAGTGACAGGTCTATGTCTAGATCAGCAGCTATGTTAGCCACATACCACATAACATCACCAAGCTCTTTGGTGATTTCGGTTTTGTCCTCCTCTGAGAACTTGCCGCCTTTGTCCCGTATAACCTTTTTGATTTTCTCCGCAACCTCACCGGCTTCACCTGTTAGACCCAAAGCCGTATAGATGACTTTGTATTCTTCCGGGTAAATAGCTGTCTCACGTGCAGCGGTTTGGTATTCTTTAAAGTCCATTACTTCTTCCCTTTTGGTTTGCTGTCTGCACTTGAGCCAAAGTAGTAGGCAACAACTGTAGAAGCTGTGCCGCCTAACCAGCCCACGGCAATATTAATAAATCCAATGTCTGCCGCTATGCCACCCGGCCAGAATGTCACCGCTGCAATGTACCCGAAGAAGGACACAAGCGTTAAGACAGCAAGAATAGACGGGACATGATCTCCCATCTCTACTTGTCTACGTCTAGCACTGTCGCGGTCTTGCATGTTGATACGAGCTAGGTCAATGTCTAGCCGCTTCATCTCTGCTTTGAATTCAAGCTCTGCATTTTTTAATGCGGCTAGTTGTTCTGGGGACGCGCCGGTAACAGCAGTGATGATTTCCTGTTCAGTCGCATCAGACTTGCCTAGTAGTTTAGTGGCAAGAGTCCGGGCAGCAATACCACCCATTGGCCCACCAAGGGCAGTGCCGATGGACGGAGCCACCACACCCAGAACATCTTTGGCTGCTTTCCAAATATCCATCTAACCGTTCCTCGACTTCCAAACAAAATAAAAGAAAACACTCAGACCAATGGCTAGTATTAAGATTGTTCCCCCAATGAGGATGGTCTCAAAAAGTTCTTGTGCCTTCTGGGCTTTCAGCCTTTTTTCTTCCTGCTTTCGGACTTTGATTTCTGTTCTTAACTTTACCAATTCTTGCCACCCTGATGGTCCGCGTGTGGCAATAACGATTTGTCGTAAGCTGGCTTCAAGGTCCTCTGCTTTCTTCTTAGCGATGAAAGTAGTGAGAGCTTCTTCTTCAGCAGACGCAAACATGCCAGTCTTAGCTTCACGGTGATCAGACTTAATCTCATCAATGGCACCCCAAAGCTGGCCGATGTCTTTTGCAAGACTATGAATTTCCTTACCAGCGGCCACTCCTGCTTTGATTGCGCTGAAGCTGGCCATGGCCACACTAAGTGGGTCCATCTTTCAATCCCATGGTTTGGCATTACGCCTTTCTCTTCTTTCTTCCCTTTTTGTACGAAACCTTCGCCGCTGATGTATTCCTGACAAACTGTTTAGTTCGACCCTGTGACTTTTTCTTCCTTGCAGTTGCCGCCCTCTGCGCCTTTGTGAGCTTCTTAGCCTTTGCCAGCGGTAAACATCTGTCGGGGTTCTTCTTGTTTTTTGATGTGCCGCATGCGCCTTTGATGGAACCATCAGTGCCTATTCTCACCCATTTCTGTTTGACCCATTTCTTGAGCGCACCCATTACGCTCTCCGTTTCTTGCGCTTAGACTTCTTGCCTTTCGCGCCTTTGGCGTAGTTAGGGTCCTTGCAGTATTTGCTTGCAGCCATGTTTGCATAAGCCGAAGGGTACCTATCAAAAGTACGCTTGGCCCATGCAATACCGGCAGCACAAATCTTGTTGGGGCGTTTCATCTTTTTACTTGCCAACTGATGCCATCGCTTTCTTATGTGCTTGAGTAAACGAAACACCTTGTTTCATCAGACGCCTCATCATCGCCATATGCTTGGCTGTATGATGAACCGAATGCTTCTTCAAAGTTGCTTGTTGGCGGGGCGTTAGAGTCTTGACCTTCTTCTTCATGGCCTAGTAACCCTTCTTGCCGCCCTTGCCCTTCGGCTTTTTCTTTCCATACATGAGCGCGTCTCCTTCTGTTTGCAGCCGCCTGTTCAGGCGTGGT